AAGAGTCGTGATCGCCTTGGAATCATCGAGCGTTAGGTCGATATCGTCCGCCGTGAATTGCGACTTGTAGAGCCTGTATGCTCCTGCACCAACTTGGTTAGCCGCCGCATCTCCATCGAACGCTAGAGCCTCCTTAGTGATGACTGCGCCCAGCATCTTCCCATCTGGAAGGACAAGCTTGTCGAGCTTGAACCATAAAGCCCTCGGGCTAACGGTGGTGACTGGGATCATGCCCTGAGGATCGGGATTGTCCGTCTCGTAGGGCTTACAGACCGCTTCCACAAACGCCAGAGGATCGGTGATGTTCTTGAGCGTTGGATCGCCATTGCGGAGGTCCTTGAGCTTCTGTATTTGCTCAGCAGAGAGCGAAACAGAGGACGCCACCGCGTCGATGACAAAGCCGAGTCTTTCAGGTGAAGTAAGCAGCATCTATTTTTTCCTAATCCAGAGAATGAAGTGGACGAAAACCCCGCCCATGAGAACGAGCAAGATTGGCCAATGATCGGTCGCGTACCAGACGCCTTCGGAGAGGGTTTCTCCCTTTAGGAACAGCATCGCGTACGCCTCATAGCCGAGGGCGACGGCGAGTAGGAAAGCCCACACTTTTAAGGCGGTAACAGGTTTCTTCACTTGATCTCCGTCTTGAATCGTGGCTGCTGGGTGAATTCGCAGTCGACCGCCTTAACCTTCTTTCCAACGATAAGCTCCGAGAACGGCTTGTTCATGAGCCTGGCGATCTCGTCCCATTGCCCCTTGGCCGCCAATTGCTTGAGCCCACTGCTCGTGAAGTCAACGTTAATGAAGTGGGCCAGGGTGGCGTGCTTCCCCTTGAGGTCCGTGAGGCTTGGCTCTATCTCGGCCATGCGCTCCATCAGGGGGTCTAGGTTGGGTTCAGCCTTGGCCGCCTTCTTAATTTCCAGTCCAAGTATTTTCATAAGTTACATCGCAAAGACGTCTCGGGTGAATACGTCGGTGAGGAAGACGTCAGTGAGGAACACGGGGCCGTACGTGTAGGTTATGACCTCCGGGCCTCCAACGCCAGTTAAAGCTAAGCTCATCTCAAAGCTATTATACGACCGCGCTGGAGTTCAGCTTAATATTCCCGCCGCTGGTGTCGCTCTCCGTCATCTGGCACAGCCACACGGTGGTGGCGGGTTCCCCAGAGAATGTGCCGGCCCGGACATCGCTCGAGTAGGAAACGTGCGGTAGGAACCCGAACCCTTCCGTGTTGGTCATCGATGTCCACGCAACCCCGTTCCGGCGCCAGTAGTTATCGGTGTTCGTGCCCTTATAGTCGGCTCCCAGCGTCCATTGGGCGATCGACCGAGACGAGCGGACCTCAAGGATGGTGATGGACGCGCCTGAGCTCGTCACAGCGACAGTGAATGGCAGCCAACCCTCACCATACTCCGGTTTGTTGGAGACCAGCCCGAACTGGTAGTAAGTGCCGTCCGGGAGCGCACCAGTGGGCGCGCCTGCCCCGGAGCCGCCCACCCCGGCGGACAAGAGACTCAACTACTCCTCCCCGGGAGTCTCTTGTTTCGGTCCTTGCCCCATGTCGCGAGAGCACAAGGCGTCGTACCCGCCGTGAACCTCGAACAGAACTTCGTCCGTGTTGGGCTGCATGATCTCAATCACCCCATCCAGGCGCTGCCGGCACTCGTAGATGTTCGGGTGGCAAGCGTGCTGCCAGCGCATCCCAACGAGCGGAAGCCTTGGGTCCGGTGTGAATGTCACAACCGGATCTTGGCTTTCGTCCGCGGGTGGCGTTGAGGCTAGTGGCTCGTGAATCTTCTTTGGTCTTCCTATCATTACGCTGCCTTCGTCATGTAAGTGACGGAGATCGTGCCAGCTCCGCCAGCGGGATCTTCCATAGTGTATCGCAGGTCTTCACCATCGGCCCCGATCGCGAAGACGTCCTTGCCGTTGCCGCTCGCGATGCCCTGCCCGGCGGTGATGCCGAGGAAGTGCTCCACGAGCCCCGCGCCGGCGGTCGTGCTCGGTGTGGCTAGCGTGGCGGCCGCGAAGCCGAGGGTGCAGTTGATGGGGCCAGTGTTGCTGCCGTCCATCTTGATCGTGTAGCGCGAAAGGCCGATCTGGGTGCCTGCCGACACCGTGACCATCGCGACGTTGCTCTGAGCGCCGTCCGCGTCGAGTACCGCGATCGACATGTTAATCGGGTTGCCCCACCCGGTGCTAGCTCCCGCTCCGATCATCTGCTGGAGCAGGATCGAGTCCATCTCGTCGAATGTGCGACCGTACAGCGTGCAGCTTGTGCCACCGAGGTCGAACCGCACCGTGAAGAACCCAGGCGCGAGCACGAACAGCATGTCGCTGGCGGCTAAGGTGATGGTGGCCCCGGGCGCGCGGTAGGTGTAGATCCCGGTGCTCGGCACATACTGATAGCAACCAAGCGCGTAGAAGGTGCCGCCCTCGTAGACGGATCCGATCACCGTGCCAGTGGCGGAGCTAGCGGCCGTACACAGGATGAGCGCCCCCATAGCTCCGCCAAGGCGGATGTCGAAATTACCTGGGTTGGTTGTGGGCAGGGTCGCCGACAGCGACTCCTTCCCCATCGTCTCTTGGAATAATCCTCTACTCATTGGTTAGCACTTCTTGCCGGATTTCTTGCCGAACGGAGGCTTCGAGCCGCCCTTCATGGGAGGCATGGGCATCTTGGGCATAGGTTTCTTGGAGCTCTTCTTCATTTCAAACCTCACTATAATTATGGGGCTCCGGGGAACGATGCCTTCTTGAACCCGCCGCCCTTGGGCGCGCCCCCGAACGACGGACCGGTCTTCTTCTTCCCGCCGGACTTCTTCTGCTCCTGCACGCCGGTGTTGACGAGCGGCGCGGTGACGGTCCCGATCAGCTTCTCCGCAAACGACAGGTCCTTGTTGTCCCAGATCTCCTTCACCGTCTGCACGGAGATCGGGGTGAAGCTCATACCGAGGTCTTGCCAGCCCTGGAGCTTGCCGAAGTCCTCGCTCTTCCCGAAGTACATCTTATCCTTGGAATCTTGCCCCTTAAGGTAAGCCCACATGGACGCCAGCACCGGGTGCAGGCCGTTGGTGGCGTACCGGCCGATCTCCGCCTCGCGCAGATCCTTGTTCTTGTAGTCCGAGGAGTCGAGCTCGTTCCCGCTGGTGGTGACTTTCACTCCCAGCCCAATCTTAGCCATCAATCCGATCGTGCGGAGCTGTGGAGGGAGCACGTCCCACGTCATGGCGGTGCGGCCATTCACACGGTGGACGAGTCGCCCGAAGTTGGTTGAGCGTGGATCCAGATCTAATTGCAGTATGGGCTTGCCGGTGCTGTCTTTAGGGCCAAATGACGCGAGCGCCTGGTTGGCAAGCCCGGCGGTGACCGCCATCGTTCCGTACCCCTGCGCGTACTTGGCGGCGATGACCTTGAAGGGGCTGTAGTTGCCGGTTTCCATTCCGTGCTTGAACGTGCGCATCAGCGGAGCGCCCAGCGCGGTCTCGAATTGCGATAATCGGTACCGGAGAGCGAAGAACGGCTTGCTGAGCGACTGCACATTCTTGCCCCACGCTCCTTGCCCAGTCCATGTTTTGACCTCTTTGGCGATGGCTTTGTAGTCCGCGACATCCAGGGTCTTTCCGCCGGCCTCAGCCATGCTGGACCACGCCTTGAACATGTCGAACCGCAGCGCGTTGGATCCGCCCTCGTACATAGTTTGCGAGTTGCCCACGCCAGGGATCTTGGAGATCACGTCCGTGCCGAAAATGTCTTGCAGGTTGGCGTTACCCTCGAACAGCCCTGACGCCTCGGCCTTCTCGTACCACTCCGAGTCGGCGCGGATCTTCGCCATCACGTTGTCGTAGCCGTCCGCGGTGATCGATTTGAACGACGCGCCCGCGCCCTTTCCCCACGACTTGGGGTCACTGAAGAGCGCCATCCCGCCCTGGTTCATAAGGAAGGAGTTGTCGGTGGATGCCACGACCGATCGAGTTAGGGTCCACGGGTTGAACTTCTTGAAGGTGCGTCGCCACTCCGGCATGCGGTCGTAAGCGTCCTGGGCCTTAGCCTGCGCTTCTTTCTGGGCCATCTTGTTCCGCAGCGCGGCTTCCTCGAGCTTGAGCTTCTGGAGAGTGTCGTCCAGCGGCTTCGGAAGATCGCTCTTAGCGCCAAGGATCTGGCCGGTCTTGTCGAAGTGGTCGATCTTCGCGTTGAGGCGCTCGATGCGATTCATGGCGGCCGCGCGATCACCCTGCACGCTGGCCTTCCACCTCAGCATGGACTCCTTGCGCTCGCCGCGCGCCTTCTCGAGCTGTGCCTTGTTGAACGCCTTCTGCTCGTCGCGCACGGTGCCCTTGTAGAACGCTTCCGCTTCGCGCGCGTCCTTGGCGTCCGCCATCATCTCTTCGCGCGCGGCTTTCGCTTCCTTGGCGGCTTGTTCCCTAGCGGCTTGCTTCTCGGCGCTGTTTGCAAACTGCTCCGCTTCTCTGGCGGCCTTATACTCCGCGGCGTCCGCGGCTCGGGAGGCCTGCTCTGAGATCTTAGCCTGAGCTTTGGCGGCCGCAGCGCGGTTCTTGGCATCGAGCGCCTCAGATGCCTTCTCAGCCTTCTGGGAAGCGTAGAATGCCTTCTCAGCTTCCTTGCGGGCTTGCTCCTCGAGTCGGAGGTTCTCGCGCTCTCTGCGCAGTAGGGCGAGCTCCTGCTCGCGCTGGGCGCCCTGGTACTTCTTGACGACCTCGCGCTCGCGCTGGGTGATGTATCGGACCCTCTCGCCGTGCTCCTTGGCGGCGTCGTTCCACATAGATCGGGCCTCCGCGTCGAACAGCTCCTTGGCGGTCTTCGGTCGGTCAACCTTCTGGGTGGCCTGCTTGGCCTTGCCCAGCGCTACCGCGAGCACCTCGTCCTCAGTGAAGTCCTGCCCGGTGAATTCCTTGAGCCCCTTCACAACCTGACCTAGATGATCCTTGGCGCTCGTGAACCCCTTGTCTAGGTACAGCCCGATCAGCTCCTTGATCTCTGGCGCGATGGCCGCGAGCTGAGCTAGGCGTTCTGGGCTGACAGGCGAGAACTGCATCATCAGCCCGCCCTTGTCCTCGGGTCCGTACGCGGCGGCCGCCCACTTCTCTTTGAGCCTGGCCCCGACGTCCTTGATCTTGGCGTCGATCTCCTTCACTTGGTCGGAGCTGCGCGGCCCCTTGGTGCGCAATTCGTTAAGGTAGCGCCGGTAGGCCCTGTCGGCCTGCTCACGCTCGAGGGAGGCGATGTGCACTCTTTGCTCGTCCACCACCTTCTTAAGCGCGTCAGCGTCCGCTATGGCGTCCGCAATCTCGTCTTCCGTCAGTTCGCGCTCCAAGTCCTTGTGTCGGCGGGCGATGATCCCGGCCGCGCTATTGTCGGCCTTCATGATCGCCTGCCTGGCCATGCCAGAGCGAGCCCACTCAGCGCCCGCCTGGTTGGACGCGTTGGTGATGTCGACGATCTGCTGGCGCACCAGATCGAGAGCTTCCGACTGCGCCATGTCCCCGCCCCTGGTGGCGGACTCCAAATACTTCTTACTCAGGTCGTCGAACTTGGCCACAAGCCCGTCCAGCGCGGTCGCCATGCCGATGGTTTCCTCGGGTGTTAATGAGCGCTTCCACGGCTTGACGATGCTGAGGATATCCTTCGCGATCTTGTGCGCGCCCTCCGGCGTGGTGTACCCAGCCTTCTCCGCGGCGGCCGCCCACTCCTCGATCGTCTGGGGGCTGGTGCCGAGGTAGATGTCCTCCCCGATCAGCTTCTTGACGGTGTTCGTGACCGAGTTGGCCATGGCGACTCCGCCAGGGAGATCCTTGGCCTTAGGTAGCTCTTCTCCGCTTTCCTTGAGTAACTGCTCAGCCTTATTGACTATCGCAGTCAGTGTCTTTGGCGAGGCCTTGAGTTCGGGGAAGCTCTTAAGCATAGCTTTCGCCACGGATGATACAGTCTCGCCCGACTGGATGACCTTGCCCTTTACGAGAATCGCGGCGTCTCCGATGAGGCGATCCCATTCAACTTTGCCGCTATTCCCGCCCCGCTTCCCGCCAACCTTCTTGCCTGCCGCAGCGGCGCGCTCCCCTGTCGACTTGAAGTAAGATTGCAGTCCTTTGTCCCATCGGGCCTTCGCTTCGGTGTACTCTTTCGACTCAAGGAACGATGGGTTGGATTTCGGGGTCGAGGCCTTCGGAATGTCGATGTCCTCGATGTACTTCCCGCCCTCCCCGAGCCGGCCGATGGCGTCCTCGCCGCGCTTGGTGCCCAGAGCGATGGCTTCCGCCTCGTCGTCCAGGATGTCCGTGACGTCGATCGACACCTTACCGGTCTCGGGGTTCTTCCATAGCCCTAATCGTCGGGAGGGATCCGCCAAGAGCTCCGCGTTTTCGTCCGCGAACTTCTTAATGAGCTGCGGGGTCAGGTCTTCCGGGTCGACGATCTTGGACTTGACGACGCCGCCCACTGAGAAGCCTGGGGTGTCGTGCTTGGCGAACCACTTCTTAGGGTTGAACGTCCACCCACCACCCTCCTTTTCTACGGGGACATTGAGGGTGTTGTGGATCCCGGCCTCAAGGTCGGCGAGCGCGGACTTGGCGAGGGGTCCTTTGCTCTTTCCGACCGGGCCGGGGTGGATAGAAGGCGTTGCCTCGACCTTGTCGAAGCTGAAGATGCGGAACGGCTGACCGTCCTGGTCCATGCTGACGCCCTTGAAGCCCTGGTCCTTGAGCTTCTTATTGATGGCGTCCATCAGGCCCTGCTCGGCGAGCCCCGTTTCCGCTTTGGTCGATGCCAGGAGCCCCTGCGGGTCCTTCGTTAGGTCGTAGATCTCTCCTGGCTTGAAATTGACTTCGTACGCGTGCTTGGTGGAGTTCGCTACCGCTCGCTCAACTTGAGCTCCGGTTGGGTAGATCCATGTGCCCTTGACAGCCGCTGATTTGTCGTTAATCGTAGCGTTGGGTCCGGTGCCAAGTCTCTCAGGGTCGAGGTGAGTGATGCTGGGGTCGTTGGACAGGTGGAGTCCTCGTATTCCAGCTTCCTGAGCTGCTTCTCCCGCTGCTCCAACAGCAGCTCCGCTTCCGCCAGCTCCTGCCGTCTCTGGCGCAGCTCCTCCTGAGCCTCCCAGACCAGCCTCCTTTGCAGCGGTATCCGCAACGGTGCTCGGCCACTTCCATGGGCTTGGTGGTTCGGCCCCGCCGCCGGCACCTCCTTTTCCGGCTCGGAGCAGCTCTTGGTCAGCCGTACGGCGTCCGGCTCCTGGAGGCGCCTTTTCTCCGCGAGCTCTTGCCATGAGAGCGTCTTGGTCTGTGGTTGGCTGTAATTCTGTCTTTCCTCGGGCTGCATTCTTATTCCTCTTGGCGGCGTCTATATCTCGCACGACGCCTTTGTCCACCTCGGCGGCGTTGTCCACGCCCTTGATGGCCTTTCTCGCCGGGCCGATTGTACCAGGGCCAGTGTAGGTGTCGATGCCCGTCTCGATCATCGCGCGCTGGTTAGGCTCCAGCTTCAGCTTGTCGAGCGCGGCCTTGAACTTCTCCGGCGAACCGAACTTCTTGGCGGCCCACTCAAACATCCCGTCCATGGCGGAGCGGCCCGTGAGCCCGATGTTGGTGGTTGCGGCCTCCAGAAGGAGCCCCGCGGCGGTCTCGAGTTTCTCCTGGGTCGTGTACTCGTCGCTCCCCAGCACCATGGACTTAGCGGCCCACCGGACGGGCGACATCGCGAACTGTCCGGCCATGTTGCCCATGGCGTTTGGCATGGCGGTCGCGAGGGCCCTGGCGGTGTCCGAAATGGGAATTCCCGTTTCGTCGGCGAGCTTGATCAGTCCCGCCTCTGGGGTCATCTGCTTGAGCTGGTCCGCCATCCACGCGCCGACCTTGTCGATCTCGGCCATGGTGCCCTCGTACTTCTGCTTGTCGGTGAGATGCTTGTTGTTGACTCCGGACCCAAGAGTGCCCTCCTGCCCCAGGTTCACGTTGGGCGGGCGCACGTCGCTGGATGGAATGTAGGCTGCCTCGCTGGGGTGCCCCTTCACGGTGGCGGCTTGCTCCGCGTTGATCTTGGCCTGCTTGAGGGCGTTGCGCCAAACCGCGGCATAGTTCTTGCCCTTGACCTTCCCAACTCCAGGGATGTCGGCCTCGTAGCCAACGCCGGGGTACTCCGTGATGGTGATGGGGCCGACCGGCGAATTGATCGTGGCGGTGGTGTTAGGCTGAACCTGCCCGGCCTTGGCCGCTAGGGCCGCCTCGCTGTCCGCAATCCCTGGGAGTGGGTTCGTGACGAGCTGCTCCTGCATCTGCTGGCCCAGGCCCGGCTGAATCAGTGGCTGTTGCCCTGGCAGCGGCGCGACGGGCGGCAAAGTACCCGCCGGCCGCTGTGGGGCCACTGTTGGCTGCTGGTGCAGGTCGCTGACCCGCCCGCCGCCCATGAAGGCCGCTCTCGAGTTGTTGGCCTTGAGGTCTCGCACATACTGCGCTAAATCAATTGGTTCGCCTCGCCGGCGATCGCTGCCCTTGCCTGGGTCCTGGATGAACTTCCCTTCCCCGATATAGATTCCGACGTGGTTGACGAACCGGTCTCCGACGCGCTTGCCGACTGTGTTATAGGTGTCGCGCTTGCCGTTGTCGAAGAACACCAGGTCGCCCGGCACTAGGCCGCCAAGGTTCACGCGCTCGGTCTTGTGGTACTGCTGGACCGCGGAGCCCTGGACCTTGGACCCCAACCGCTTGAGCACGGTGGAGGTGTAGCGCGAGCAGTCGATCCCTGGTGGGCACTTCTGGCCGGCCCGCAAGACACGACCGCGGGTCTCCGCCATCCGAAGCAGAACAGGGTCGGTTGTGCCCATCGGGGGCTCGATGGTGGACGTGAAATCTTTAGCCGCCAGGTCGTTCTCACGGTCAACCTGCATGGGGTCTGGCAGGGTGTCGGTGCCGTTCATGATGCTATCCAAGTCAACCTTAGGCTTAGCTGACTCGAGCGGGTCCGGTAAGTTGTCAGTACCGGCAACTATCTGGTCGAGAACGGATGGTTTTGCCATTGCTTAACCGCGCCAGTCTACACCCATAGATTGCTTCATCTTCCTGATCTGGAGATTCTTCTTGGCTTGGTCCCAGTCGGTTCGCGCGTTGATGGCGTCGATCCTCTCTTTGAGCCCGGCCGGCCATCCCTTCTCTGTCGACTTTGCGCCGGCCTGAGAATCAGCAATTTGCTTACGAGTGTCGGCGATCTGCTGCTTGTAGGAGTTGACGGTCTCTTTCTGCGCCCTGGCGTTCAGAGTGTTGTACTCGATGCTGTCGTTCGCTTCCTGCAATCCTCGCGCCTGAGCCTCCTCCTCGCTCTCCCCTGACTCGGCCGCGACCTTGTACCGGCCACCCTTGATGGCGTCCCGGCGCTTAGTCCAGAATTCAACAGCGGCTTCGTGCGTGCGCAATTTAGCTTCCGAATCGATGCGGTCGCTCTCGATCTGGCGCAGGTTGCTGAGCGCGGCCGTGTCCGTCACAGGCTTGCGCGTTGGGTCTCCCGTGGTGTTGCCGGACGCGCGAGTCTTCGCCGCCTCAGCCTTCGCCTTGTCGGCTTCGTTCTTGATTTTCTCGAGCTTGGCTTTGAATGTGGCATCACCGTACTTGTTCGCGATAGCCAGGTTCTTTGTCCGCTCATTCGTGTATTTGTTTCCGGCGGTGAGCTGCTCAACCTTCCCGGGCCGGGTGGCGATCTCGGTGGCCTTCTTCTCGTTGGCGAGCCCCGCGTTGGCTCGACTGCCCTCAGTCAGGGCCTTCTTATAATCCATGTTCACGGGCAACATGGAGGTGATGTCGTTGGCCCTGGCGCCCTTTAGCTTCTCGTCCGCCGTGAGTTCGGCCAGGGCCTGAGCGAGCTCTGGATCAGCGTTTGCCATCTTCGCAAATTCTTGCCGGGCTTCCGGATTGCCTTGCGCCATCTTCGCCATGGCCTTCAGTTGCTCGATACGGTACCGGCTAGACCCAGTGATGGTGGCCAGTTCCTTCTGTTGCTGGAACTTCCTGGTGGAGTCCGCAGCGTCCGCAGTGGTGCTGTAATCAAACTTGGCGGCGTCGATTTGGGCCTGCCGGCGAGCCATGGCTTCCTGCTGCTGACGCTGGGCATTCTGGGCGTCCACCTGGGCCTTCTGTGCGGAGCCCGTGGCGAGCCCCTGCGCGATCGCCGGGCCGGTTTGCTGGCTTGGGTCGGACACACTGAGCAGCGCGGCGATGGCGGCGAGCCACCCCGGGATCTTAGGCAATGAGTAAGCCTGCTGTGGCTCCATGCCAGGCATCGGTTGACCGAGGAGCTCCATCAGCTTCTTGCGCTTCAGCTCCTCCTCTGGGTCTACGCCTGGCGCGGCAATAGCTGAAGGCTGCGGTGTAGCCGACGATGACCTCCAGGATCCCATTGGCCCCATTGGCGCGAATGTGTTGCGCAACGGGTCGGGCGCCACCCCGTTAGTGTACGACCCGATCAAATCAACGTAGTTTGGAAGAATTGAGCTCATTGTTATGGTCCAAAGCTAAGGCCGAACCCTCCGCCACTTGGCACCATTCCTGGGACCGCGCCGCCGGCGGCTCCCGCCGCACCCCCAAACGCCCCGCCGCTGTAGAGCTGGGCGGCCGTGCCGAGAATGCCCGCCAATGGACTCGCACCAACCTGAGGCGCCGGGCGACCATAAATGATGTTCGACAACTGCGACATAGCGTTGAGGATCGGCGAGTTCATGCCCATCCCAGAAAGCTGCGCGGCCATCTCGGCCATCTTTTGCTTACCCTCCGGCGATGCGTACCAGGCCTGAAGGTCGTTTGCTCTGGAGTTGGCGCCGTTCATGGCCTGAATCTGCGCGCCCTGCTCCGCCCCGATGCCCCCTCCGCCGCTCCTGGCCATGATGGCCCGGATGATCGGGAGTTGGTTCATGCCGGCGGTGAGGAAGCCCTGGCGAGCGTTGTCGACGGAGGCCTGCTGGCCCCAAGGACTGACGGCATTGAGGCCGTTCTGAATGGCGCGTTGCCACTCCGGTTCCATCTGCCCCGCGAAAGCGCCAGCCCCTTCCAGGGATGGCTTGAACGCGTTGAAGTACCCCACGGCGCCCTTCTGCACGCCGCTCTGTCGGTCTCGATTCGTGTTTGCGGCGCTGGTGCCGGGCGCGGTGAGTGCGCTACTGAGCCAACTCAATTAGTACCCCTTCGCGAATTTCGCGCTTGACATCTTCAGTTTGACGGCCATCTTCCTTATCCTTGTGCCAGCGGTCATGTTGCCGTAGGCATCGAGCTGCACGTTTCGAGATAGCTCATCTCCATTATCGGCCACGGCCACCGTCTTGGTGTGATCGAGGTTCCCGTCCGTGACCCACCCGTCGGTGAGCGCGACCTGCGTGCGGTAGGTTCCTGATGGGCTCGTGAGCAACCGATCGAACGTCCAGGTGTTGGATTGAGCGTCGGCCTCCACGATGACTTCGTCGAGCATGATCGGGTGCTCCGGGTCGGGCGAAGAGAAGCCCCACGATTTCAGTCGACAAGCAATTGGATTGGTCGCCAGATCGTAACTTCCGCTCTCGTATTTATAGACGTCTCCCGCCTGGGTGCCCAATAGCAACAATTGGCCAGAGCCATTGGTAGCCGTATCACGGTATCCGCAAATCCGCTCGACATTAACAGGAGGGAGGTCGTCGAATTCCCAGTCCCTGACAAGATCGTTCCACCCCACGATTCGATCGTTGGTGGTGTCGCCCGCCTCGGTGTAAGGGATATACACGCGTGAATTGAAGACGGCCGCCCCAACGTCGTCAAGTCTCGCGTACGGAACAGACGAGAATTTGTCATCGATCTCACCGCGGGATGGCTCAGCCACGCCCTGCTGCCCCATTATGATCCACTGCCCGGTGTAATCCAAGTAGTGGATGGCTCCGTCCTTCTCCACGATCGTCCTCGGGGAGTTGGTGCCGCGGCTGATTGCGGACCGGAGCGATCCCAGCACGGTGGAGTCTAGCGGGTCGGTGTTGCCCTGACTTCCTGAGCCGCCCATTGGGTACACCCACCGGTCCGTGATCACGTGGATGTGGCTGACCCCCTGCGCGCCCGCGGACGCCGAGAGGAAGCCCATGATCGTTTCCCCGCTCGCCACCAGACGGTTCCCGGAGAGCGCTTCGGTAGCGATCGATTGGAATCGGAATGGGTCGTCCCACCACGAGAAGTAGACGTCCCCGCGCTGGCGAGTCGACCCATCGTCCATGATGTCGCCCGCGAACAGTCGCCCATCTTTGGAGAACAGTCGGCGAGCCCTCGGGATGTTGATCTGGTAAGCGGATGGGGCCACCCTGAGCGACTGCCGGAAGGTGTAATCGATCGAGTAGGTGTCGGTGACGGTCGCGGTGTTGTAGTTGACCGTGGGCAGCGCAACCCCACCGCTCGTGTTTCCGGAGGTCATGGCCCACCCGCGCCCAATGAATGGAGCGGCAAAATCGGCGGCGTCGTACAGCGGATAGGACCACAGGTAGCGAGCCTTCTCCTCGAGCCCCGTGCCCTCTGGATAGCGGGCGTACAGATTCAGGGAGCTTGGTTGCCCATTGAGCCCGCCCTCGATCGACACGTCTCCACTGGCGTTCTTGGCCACTAGGGCGTAATCGTAGTAGGTGGCGCTGGAGAGAGGGATATTGAATGCCCCGTGGTCCGACGAGGTACTCCTCGGTCCACCTATTTCCCCAAGCTGCGCTGTGAGGCTACTGGATGGAGTGTAGGGGGCTGACTCAACCTGCGCGCAATTGTCGCCGTAGGTGATCTCAAACTCCGTACTGCCCTTGAACGACCCGGCTCCGCACAGGGCGAGAATCATCACCCTGGTCGTGCTCGCGGGCTGGATTGGGTTAGCCAAAACAGTAATTCTGATGTGGTAGATCAAATGATCGGCGGCGCTCAGGTGGTCCGCCGGGAAGAACCATTGTTGCCTTGGGAGGTCCGCGGTGATGCTGTTCGTTAGGGTGCTGACGTCGTACCGGCGCTGCTTCTCGTTGGTGGAGCTGGGATCCCACAACACCGCCCAAGGGTTAGTTCCAGTGTTGATCAAGTCGTATGTCGTGTTCTCTCGGTTCACCTCGATCTTCACGTGCTTGATCGCCACGTTGGCCCCGAAGGTGCTCAGCACATCCTCCGTGATCATAATGAGGCCCTTGCCCAGCGCGAGCGGGGCGTTGGCGAAGTAGACCGTCGCAATGTCCCCTTCGACTACCCCGGCGGCGTTCCACTCCCAGTTGATGCAAGCGTTCGCGCCAGTGTAGACGTCGTAGGCGGTGTTAGATAAGTCGAACCTAGCCTGGTTCACGGACCCGGCCGTCGGCAGATAGGTCTTGCCGGAGCTAGAACAGACCTGCCAGTAGCGATAGAAGGTGGCCTTCTGGGTGAATGTCGCGGCGTCCGCTGGCAGAGTCAGCTTCTTGTGAATCGTCAGGCGAGCGTTCTCGGTGATGGATCCACCGGACGTCCACCCGGCCGCGTAGGTGGAGCTCTGAAGATCAATCACCGTGCCACTGACTCTTGTCACGACCCAGTTGGTGTTGAGTTGGGTCGCCCCCAGTGCGCCAGAGATGACGCAGGTGTCGCTTGTGTTGAGGTTGTGGTTGGCCCCAAAGGTGATTCTGAACAGACCTGATCCGTTGTTCGCCACGCCCGTGATACTGATGGTGCTGAACACCGATCGGCTTGGATCCCAGATTCGGTTCCAGTCTGGGCCACCGTTGCCGATGACCGCCACTTCTCGGGAGGAGGTCACTGTGGAGCCAGAGACGGTTGGAGGAATTGTGACGACCGCCACAGAGTAGGTGCCGGTGTCGTTCGCGAACCGACTGTTCCCAGTGGTGGACCCACTGTAGCCTCCGATCTCAGTGATTTCCTCCCACGCCGACCCATTACTGGAAGAGTAGACCCTCACCTCGCTGGACTTCAGGAAGAACCCCAGCAGGTAGTTAGTGCCGTTCAAGGAGCACGGAATCAGGTCGACCAGAGTGGCGCCCGACACCGGAGCAGAAATGTAGAGCGTGGTGCCCTGCCGCGCGTAGTAGCTGTCGGTGTCCCAGCGCATGTTCTGGACCAGAGCCCACTTTTTGTGGGTTGTGGGATCCTTGAACGAGTTAATGCCGCGAGGCTTAACGGTCGGGCCGATCAGGACTTCTACCATCTGCTGCTAACGTACCCCTCATCGCGCGTTTCGATCAACTTGATGCGCGGCGGCTTTGACCCAGCGCGCCCTTGGGTGAGCGGGATCTGCTCCGCGATCGTGTCCTCGAAGAGCTCCTTGAACTTGGGCGCGGCCTCCTGGTCGTTGTATTTGGAGTACATCCAGCACATGCCGTCCACGTAGAGCTGCTTCAGAATCATCGTGTCCGGCAGGTTGGTGCTGGCGGTCTGGGCCTCGTGCCAGTGAGTGAAGAGTTGCAATGCGGGGGAGTTCTCGCACACCACAAGCGCGCTGCTCGCGGTGTAGGTGCCGGACCCGGCGACTGGGACGGTGAGATCCTCGTCCGAGTACAGACCGAAAGTGGTGGTGGAGTAGCCGGTGACCTTAGCGTAGTAGTCGCCGTTGATGGCTGTCATCACCAAGCCCTCGCGAATGTTGACCCGGTCGCCATCTGCGAGCCCGTGCGCAACCCCGGTGGTGGCTACAATCGGAGTGGCGGTGGTGGCGGCCGTGATGATCAGGGTGGAGTATTTGGCCGGGCGATCGAATTCAATCTTCCCTCCAGTGAGCCCGTGGGTCTGCATGAACGCCATCGGGGTGCCGGGGGAGTTGAGCCGCCAGTCGCCCATGGTGGCGTTCTCCTCCGAGATGCTGGTGTCCTCCATCCGATTGCCGGAGACCCTCCCAGGGGTGCCGTGCGGGGCCGTTACGTACCGAGCAGTTTCAATCCACGCGATTTGAGCGTCGAGCGTGACGACACCGGAGTCTTCGGTGACTGGCACCCAGATCTCCTTCTTACGGAAGCCGAAGTGGCGCACCAAGATCTTGTCGACCTCGGACATGAGCACGTACGCGTGGGTGTCGTCGACTCCCTTGTAGACTCGCCCGAACAGTGCGCGGATTGCGGAAGATGCGATTGCTGCCATAGTTCTCTACTAATAGAATAGGGCGGCCCCTTGCGGAGCCGCCCCACCTGATCCCCTGACCTATTCTGAATGCTACGCCGAGACTGTACCAACCAGGGCGCCCGCTTCACCTTCGTCGTTGACGACGTAGTTGCGGTGCCACTCGAGTTCGCTCGCGGTGAACGGCAAGATGCCGGTATCCACGAAGCAGTCGTTACCTCGGAGCACTCCGGTGTCGCCAGCCGTGCTCGACCACGCAATGGTGGAAGAGGCAAGGCTGTTGCACAGGTAGTTGTATTCTCCGAGCAGGTCGGCGCAAGCGGTGGTCTCGGTATCGATGACTCCGCGAGTCGTTGCGTCGGTTGGACCCTTGATCCAGTTGTAGGCGATGCGCATCCTGTCCGCACCCGTGAGAGTGAGGAAGGTGTTGCTCGGCACGGCGGCAACGGCGGCAAACGCTCGGTTGTTAGCGAACAGTCCGTCGTCTCCGGTCCAGATGATGGCGTCTCCGACAATCTGGTCCGCGTCGTAGCCCCAATAGATCTCGTTGTCCACGATTCGGCAACCGTTGCCCGATACGGTGATCGGGGCCGCCACAGTAAGCGCTGATCCGGCCGCGTTGGCGCCGGCAAGGAAGAGTCGCAAGTTAGCGATCTCGACGTTGTCCGTGTCGAGCAGCCACGTGGATGTAGCGATGGTCCAAGTGAGCGTTGGCCTGAGGAGGCCTGCCCCAACGCCGCAAACGGAGAATCCGCTAGCTGCGCCGGTTTCACTGGCCCAGTCCGCCTCGTCCACGCTTTCAGCGTGGCCAGGGAGCACGTAGATGCAGTCGCCCCAACCGGTGCGGCCGCCTAACTTCGACATAGCGCTTTCGATGCTGGTCATCGGGCGGTCGGCCGATCGGCCATCCCCCGCGACGACGCCGGTGCGGTTGCACACGAAAAGCGCGATTCCGCCCATCAGCAGGCCGCGCGCAAACACGGCCTGCTGACCAGGAAGAACGGGAACCCCGCCCACGTAGAGCGGGCCGCTGGTGTGATTGGCACCCATTTAACTATGAACCTCCGAAAGCTCCGACCGCGTTGCGCCAGTCGAACACGCCCTTGGAGAGGCGGAAGTCGACCGAGCACTCGAGCGTTCGGTTGCGGATAATGACGTCCATGTCCGAGATCTCGATGCCCTGGCGGTCCCAGATGAATCGGTGATTCTCTCGCTTGCTGGACGATCGGATGATGAACCAGTCGCGGTGAGTCGACTTGGCGAGTCCGATGATGTCGCCGATCATGCGGCTGTACATGGAGCCGTTGTTGTGATCGGTTGTGAAAGGCTCGTGCCCGTTCACTGGGTTAGCGATCTGTCGCCAGAACACTTCTCGCAGTGAGTCGCACTCGATGACGAACGACCCGTAGCAGCCCGAGATGCGGCCCTTGTTGTCGTACTGCCTTCGCAGCATGTCAGCGCCCGCGTTCAGCGCCTCAACACTCACACCGGGGTTGCCGGAGATGATGTTGCTGGCGGTGGACACGTTGCCCTCGGTGAGCTCCGCGGCTTCCGCGTCGAGCGGGTGGTCGGTCGCGAAGTAAGCCTTCCCGTCGGGACCAAGGTTAGTGGTACCGAGATTGAAGAACTCATTCACGAGCGCCGTGTCTCGAACGTCGTTGCAGAGATCGCGCAGGTCGGTGCCGCGAGTCTGAATCAGAACGTCGGCGTACTGGTTGTCGCGCCAAACTTCCTTGGAGAAGCTGAGCAACAAGCCGTAGGCCTGGTTCGTGTATTCAGCGGTGCGAACCTGGTTGTACTGGCCTTCCGGCAGATCCTCGCGCTCATCGACTGGGCTGGGGCCGATCGGCCGCGTGAAGTGCGCGATCTTAATGAACCCCTGCGTGTCGCTGACCACGTTGCCGCTCGCAAGCCGCTCGCCAACTCGGTGCGCGCCATCTGTCTTCCAGAGGGCCATACCCTTGAGTAGGTCTTTGCGCCTTGAGGCAGCTACTTGACTGGTGTTAGTTCCCATTTATCCCTGATTACTCCCTTAAGGAATCCTTACATCGTTGAGCAGGCTCGCGGTGACCCACCCATTTGTGACGTCCACGGCAGTTACGTAACCGTAATTTGTGCCTGTGGTGTCCCAGCAATAGTCGCCGGCGGTGCGGCGGGCGAGGCCCACCAAGTCGCCGATGCGAGTATTGGCCACCGTCACGAATGTGACGAGTGAAGTGCCCGACGTAATGAGGGGCATGGTGATCCGGGTCGTTTCCCGAATCGGGCGGTACTGGACCGCCAGTGCGTCGGTGCCACCAGCGGCGACAGTGCTAGCCACATCCGTGAGAAGCACGCCGACTCGCTTAGACGCCACCGCGTTAGTAACGGCGGCGGCTTGGTCGATGTAACCGCTGGCGTCCAGGTAGACGAACGCATTGCGCGCGCCGGCCTTGGAGCCAACCCAGCCCGCTTCTGATTTGCGGGCTGGCGAATTTACTGAATCAGCGATCCTGAAGTACGGTGCAACTGCTGCTGCCATTGTTATCCATCATGCTCATCGGCTGTCACCCCCTCGGAGAGGGCCTTGTCGATGATCTCCTGTCCTTTATATCGGCTCTCTTCCTTCGTAGCGTTCTTGATGGCTCCGCTGAGTCCGCCCTTATGAAATCCTTCCATTCTGCGGGCTCGCTCGTTCTCGCGGTTAACGGCGGCGATAACGTCCTTCTTGGGCTTGATCATGTTGAATGTCAGGCCGTTCGGGGACATCTTCTTCAGCGCCGGATCGTTAGGAATAATCCAGCCCGAGTTGAGCTTGTCCTGCACGATCGACATCCCGAGGTTGCGCTGGGCGTCGGTCTCGGTGACCCGGAAGAACTCCAGGTCGGATGTCTTCATGCGCTCGTACGGGTGGCGATTGTCCTGTGTTGGCCTCGCGACCTCCACGACAGGGTTATTGCCTCCCCCTCCTGATGGGCGCGACGGCGGCTTGGGGGTGTCTTCACCCACGACGACTGCTGGGGCTTTGCCCCCGTTGTTGCTGCTCATTTGTTAAGTTCCTTGTGCAATTTCTTGAGATCGTCTTTCGTTGGGGGCTTGCCGTCGTTGACTTCCGTCACCCAGACGCGCTTGATCCACGCCTGGTCTTCCTTCGAGAATGTTTCCATCGTGATCTCGTCCTTCGATGGAGGTCTCTTTTCGGAGACGACCTTCTCTTTGGGAGTGTCGCCCTCATCCCCGCCTTCGGCCTCGGCGAGCATGCGCTTCTCGTACTCCACGCCTAGGGCCTGGTAGTAAGCGGAGGTGCGCAGGTTGAGCGACAGCTTGGACTTCGCCTCCTTCACCTTGGGATCCGACTCCTCACTGCCGTCGTCGAACGCGGCCGCGCCGAACCCGACGAGGATGTCGACCATGCGCGGGGTGAAAGCCTTAACGACCTCCTCGTCGAGCTTCCCTCCCTTGATCAGCTCCTGCGTGAATTCCTCCACGATCTGGGGCTTTCTGGCCTGGAGCTGCTGGGTGAGCTCTTGCGTGCGACGCTCAGCCTCCTGCTGCGTGCGCTCACGATTGGAGAACTCGGTGGCGAGCTGGATCGCGCGGCTCTCGGCCCACTGTAGGCCGGCATCGGACAGGACCTTCCCGCCTTCGCCGTCGTCCTCGACGAACTCCTCATAGTCCCACGCCTCCGCGAAGGCCTCGTCCTTGAACGCCGGCAGCTTAGGTGGGGACTTCTTGCCCTCCGTGACCGCGGTAGTCTGGGCCGGCTTTTCGTCAATCAGGCCGTGCTTCTTGGCGAGCTCCGCGACCTGCTCTTTGGTGAGCTCGGCGGGAGTTTCTTTGACTTCCTCTTTGGGTTTCTCGCCTACCTTTTCCTTAGACTCGCCCTCTAACTCGTCATCATCGTCGTCATCATCGTCTTCGGCCACCGCTAACTTGGCTAGCTCGGCCTTCTCGGCATCGATCTCATCGACGTCTACCGTCTCGGCCAAGTGTGGCCCCTGCGCTTGAACAACTGCGGCCCCGCCGCCACCGCCCTCGCCCTCATCTGGGGACGATAGGAACCCTGGTAGCGGAGTCCTTAAGGTTCGCTGTAGATATGTCATCACAGCAACTATACACCGATTCCGCTAGCGGATGGATGTGGTTGCGGTGAACGACTCCTCGAGCTCAACGCCCTTGGATGACCCAATCAGCTCGTGGATAAACTCGGCCACCGCCGCCGCAGCGATGGCCTTGACTTGAGGATTAGACGCCGACTGGCGCCCCGATTGGGGGTCCTGCTCCAAGGAGGGCTGCGAGCATAGGATCAATGGCAGATCCTCCAAGAGCCGCTGCCGGTGCCGGCGCAGCCAGTCCCGGAGGAATAGGCATCGCCCCTCCTCCGCCGAGCATTCCCAAAAGTTCAGGGGGGATTCCTCCGAGGAGGGCGTCTGGCCCTCCAACGAACTCGGGATTAGGCTGCTCTGCCGGTGCGGGGGTAGCGATGTTGGTTGTGTCGACAATGATGTTCTCCATGGACACAGGCATGTCCAAATTGTTCTGGAAGAACTTTAGCAGACCTACCTTGGAAATAGCGATGCCCTGGTTCACGACGCCAACGGTGCCGGCCTGGATGTCCTCCAGCCACGGGATCCCGAGCGTTGTGATGATCTCCATGAAGAGCTCGATTTTCTTCTGAATGAGTTCTGGGTTGTTGTTGGCGCCCTGCCCGTTCGGGCCGATCTTATAGCGCAGCTTCCAGTCTTTGGCGCTCGTCGTTTTAAGCCGATCGCCGTGGAACCGCTTGAACGACTTGAAGTTTCTGGCGATCAGGATCTGCATGAACTGGATCGCGCGGATCTCCTCATCGAAGAAGTTGTGGCGCTTCTCCTCGCCCTCGTCCGCCGTACCCTGGAGCGCCCCGCCGGTGGCGGTCGCGCTTTGGCTGGCCTCCGGTAGCTGCCCGGCGGCCACATCAGAGAACCCGGTCACGCCTTCGGCGTAGGTTTTAGCGTCGTTCGCGAGCCCCGCAAGGTCCTTATCGGACGGTGTGGTGGTCTGCACGACCGTGAACTTGGGGTCGCCCCGGAACATCATCATGTCGCCCATTCCGGCCGCTTGCTGGGTCATTTCGCCCGTGTAGCCTGCGACGAGGATGGTGCGCTTAAACGCCGCGACGGCCGACATCAGGCGAGTGAACTGCGCGTCGTTGAGCTCCGCCACCATCGGAATGATGGAGCTGGCGAGGCTGTGCGTTGGCCAGAAGTCTAGCGGGTCGTACTCGAAGCCTGGCGCGAAGTATTCCGGCATCGGTAGGTCGTATTCCGTGAGGTAGAGCATGCACCGCTGGTCCAGGTGCATCGTGAATCGCCACGCCTTCAGCGGCTTCGACTTGTCCATGCCCGTTGGCAGGCGAGCGATGCCGGTGTAGAGATTAGGCTCAAAATTGTCTTCTGATACTCCGTCCGTGTCTTGGTCGTGAACGGGCGCGAATGGCGCGATATCCTCGCTGAAGTATTCGCCGCGCGCGCGCATCTCCTCAATCTCGAACATCGGGCGATTGGTGCGGTGCCAGATGCAGCGAGCCTCACTGAGGTCTCGGGCTTTGAGGGTGAACATCCCAAAGTCTTCCGCCAGGATGTACTCCTTGGTCGGCCCGGCGAACTCGATGTCCCCGTCCTTGACCTCCGCAACGTTGCGCCACCCCTCTCCACTCAGGCGCTCCTCCCACACGATGCGGTACGGGGATCTTGCGCTAATGGCCGCAATTCTGGCCGACTCGCGGAGCTTGACCTTGTATTTGTCGGCCTCCAGCGCGATCTGGGTGTCTCTCTCTCGAGCTTCCCGGAGGTCGGGATCGCCATCACCAGAGAACACGTAGTACGGGTCCATGCCGTTCATCGCGCTGACGACGAGCCTCGAAACACCTTTAACCTGCTTCCGCAACAGAGGGTAGTTCTTCGGCTCGGCGTCTTTAACGATGACTAGGTTCGATGGGATCTTCTTGTCGTCGAAAACGTCCTGCGCGAACTGATAGCGCTCGAATTTCTCGCGCCGGGATGGGTCGTTATTGTAGGCGTCGATCATCAGGGCGATGGTGTCGGCCGCTTCTTTCAGCGAGTCTATATCCCACCCTTGCGGGATCTTCGCTGACTTGTCGCGCTTCATGCCCCTATGATACGTCAACGGTCGACAAGCTAGCCAGAACCCTGCGGAATCCTTGGCTGTCGACCTCCCTCACGAACACCGCGTGCTTGGCCTGCCACTCACAGTAGCGAGACACAAACCACTTCGTATTGTCGGGCCTGGGCTCGGTACGATCGCGGTGCAGAACCACCGTGTCTCCATCCTCGAACGATGATTCTGGGCCAGCCTTCGCCACAATCCCGGCGTTCACTTTGAAGAGCTTCTTGGCCGTCTCGATTGGCGAGCGGTAGTAAAAGATCCCTATAATCATCCAGTTGGAGATCAGATCCCACTCCATCGTATTCCGGTTGAGTTTGAGCGGAGTCACGTCCTGCCACGGGTCCTCTTTCCCGACGACGCCCACATCCATCACACCAAAGAGCGAGCGGATCCTGCGCGCGGCGTACGGGGCGACAATTACCCTGTCACCGATCTCGAGATCGACATCCTCCCCCACTTTCACAACGGTGTAGGCGTCCGCTCGCTGCTCTAGGGCAGCGCCGGCCTGGTACGGTTTGCGCATCTCCTTCCACGTGTCGTGAGCGGCCATGGCGGCCTCCGCAAGCATGTGGGCTCGGCGCTTCGCGTCGAACGATTTGTCGTCGTTCCGGTAGATCTGGATCGCCTCGAGAGCTTCTCTCTGGAGGTCGTCCCAGCGCTTCTCGGCGGCGTCGTACTCCATCGCGTACTTGTCGTCCCACCCGTTGCCCATGGACCTCAGGTGGATGCTGCCTGCGACTTCACCGTCCGCTCCGAGAACCGGCATCGTCTCGCGAGGCGGGTCCATGACGACCCAGTATTCGCCCGGGAGCGGTTTGATGTTCCTGAACGGAGCGGGGTCGACTACCGGGTGCTCCGACGGGAAGTTGAGTATGTTCTCGCCTGGTCTAAGCATGGTGCATGTAGTAGCCGAAGCACTCCTCGATGCCTTCCATGAATGGAATTGGCAGGGTTATATCGCTCGGGGCGATCCACTTGTCCTCGAGACTCAGGTAGTGCGCGGTGTCGACAATAAGGCCAACCACTTTCGGGTTATCATCGTCGAATTTCTGATTCCCAACAATCCCAAAATACCAGCGGCCCTCTTCCTCGTCCCACAGCGCCCACAGCGTTGCGACGAGATTAATCACTCCCCTAGCTCCACTCCGGCCAGGATGTTGATGTCGTTCATGTAGAGCACGCGCTGGCCGCCGATCTCTAGTTCTGTGCCGGCGTACGCGGAGAACATGACCTTCTCCCCAACCTTGCAGCGGCACACCTCTGGGCCGACGCTGATCACTTCGCCGAAGCGATCGATAACGACGGGTTTCGCGTCGTCCGGTAGGTGGATCCCGCTCGCGGTGGTGTCGATCTGCTCGATTTCGTCGGGGATAAGGACGACCATGTCGCCACGTGGGTCGATTTTTGTAATCTTCTGACTCGCCATGCCGCCATCTTACATCAAGTCTTGATCTCTTGTCGAGACCCGAACAGCACCTCGTTCCTCGCGGCGATCGCGGCCGACACCGTGCGCCTGGCGCCCATGTCCACGGGAGCTTCCTCTCGCGGTGGGCGCAATTTACGCAGGTCGCGCTTCTCTTCTTCCTCGCCATCGCCTCTTGCGGAGATGACCCTCACTATGCCGGACGCGAACGCAATCCCGACCGCCAGGTACCTCAGGCAGTCCGCGCGGTGCCACTTAGACTTGCGGTGGATCTTTGTGTCGTCGGCCTCACCGTCGTCGCCGATCTCGTAGCTGTAGTTGTCCAGCTCGTAGATGACCTGAGCAAGGTCCTTGCTCACCACAATTTCCTCGTCCTTGAGCATCCCGTACAGCACGTCGATTCCTTCCATGACCCCGCTCACCGGGGGTTGCAAGATCGGATAGCCGTTGTTTGTGTAGAGCTCCCTCGAGTCGTCTTCGGTGGTGGGGTTTCCGCCCCAAGCGAGCGGGATCGTGGGCGCCCACAGCCCGCTCTCCTCGTCGATCGCGCGCCCACATCGCCACTTGTTGGGATCTCGCCGGTACAACTCGTCGAGCGGGTACGACGGGTCCTCCCCGTAGAAGTAAGACGCTATGTGCTCGCTCGCGGTGCGGTTTCCGTTGTGGTAGCTGGAATACACGATCCACTGGGCTTTCCCGGACTTGCTGGTGCGCGTTGGGTGGCGCACCGCCCACACCCCGGCGTTGTTGAGTTTGCCGAAGTCGTGCCCCGCCGCGCGCGGCCAATCGGGCTCGATGAGGGGGCGATCGATGACGGCGTAGAGATCGTAGATGACGCCCGCGGGCTTGGTGTAGCGGCCCTCGTACATCATCACCCATCGCCACTCAGGCATGTGCTCCTTATCGGCGAAACACTTGTCCTTCGAGTTGCGAGGGTTGGCCCACGTGGGGAAGCTGACGAGCTCGTAGCCGTCGTCGCCCTTAAGTGCGCGGTCATAAACCTTGGTCTTGAACCAGTTCCACTCGTACGGGGTGGTGCCGAACATCCGGCGCCCAAACACCGCGTCCGGCCCCTCCCTATCGTAGTATCTCTTGATCCACCACCCGAAGCATTTGAGTCTTGTTTCGTCCTCTTCGATCCATTCCTTCATCTTCAGGAAGGTGGTGGAGCGCGCCACTGTGAGACGACGATCGAACGCCTCCAGGGAGGCTTCCTTGTTCTCTTTCTGGCCCGCTTCATCCCACGTGCCTGAGCACGCAGTCACGGACTCCAAGTTGCTTGAGTCGCTGGCGTACGCGAACTTGACGAGCACCTCGATGCCGGTCCACCCGAAGAGCTTCTTGAGCCCTTCCTTGGAGAATTTGAACGATGGCTTATTGCCCCCGACGTACTTGCCGAGGCCGTGTTTGCCCTCGAACACGCGCCGGAACGCCGGGATGGCTTGGTCCTGGAGCAGGGTGAGTGTTGGGCCGCAGAAAATGTGGTTGCCAAACCCCATCCACGCAATGAACGGGGCGCAGCGCTGGAGCTCCATGAGCGTCCAGTGGGCCTCCGCTTCCGTCTTACCGCTCTGGTGGCCGGCGCACGCGACGATGTCCTTTGCGTGAGACAGGAACGCGACTTGCTGGGGGCCATGGAACCAGTCCGGCGGTTGCGAAGTGTCGATCTCGGGGTCGCTCCACTCACTGGACTGCGACTTGATGAGTTGCTCGGCGTACTCGCGCTTCGCTTCCTCTTCCCTTTCTAAAGCTCGCTGGGCCTTAATCTCCCTGGCTAGGCGCACCAACGTTGCCGTTGACGTCCCCACTCTTAATGATGGCATCGAGCTCCTCGTCGGTCAGCTTCTCGAGCTGTCGTTTAATCTTGATGGTGTCGCCGTACTTCTCTGGCATCGCGCCCTTGAGCATGAACGTCATGAGTGAGTCGGACCCGGCGATCGCGCGCGCTCTGGCGGCCGCCTCCAGGTCGTCGTTGGCCATGACCTGCGCCTTGTTAAACTCAGCCTCATAGACCTCATTGCGCATCCACTCCCAGTGGCTCTTGGGGCTCAGCTTCATCGCCTTGCAGCACTTCTTGATGCTGGAGAGCTCCGCGTAAAGGGTCAGAAACCGCCGCTGGCGGGCGTTGAGACTCTGGTCCCAGTCCTCGTCCTTCATGGCTACTGAGACAGTGTCGGGATCCTCTAGTTTGGACGCCTCTACTTGGCGGGCATTCTTGGATGCCTTGCGCGGCTTAAGCTGGTTGAATGGCTCGTTTGCGTCGGCAACTGGGCTCGACAGGTCGATGATGATCTCCCCGTCGCCTTCGGAGCTCTCGACGAGCTCCCTGAAGTTTTCAACCTTATCCCACGGATTGCGAGCCATGCCTGATTATACGTCGCCATCTGAATCTAGGGTGGCTTTAAGCATCCTGTCAGCCCTGAATTTCAGATACGCGGCAAATCCTATCGCCTTCACTGGGCCGCACGTCCACAAGGCCATTTTTAATTCTTCATCGGCAAACCGATCGTCTTGATACAGCACAACCGCCACCTCAACCCCGAAGGCTTTCGCTTCGTCCGCGAGAGCAAAGGCTCTGTTATAAAAATCCTCAATTGAATTAGGCTCAGGAGCCTGCTCGTCATTTGCCATGCGAGCAGGCTACCACAAGCGCACTAGATCGCGATACCGAAGACGCACCCACTAAGGCGCCGGTCGCGCAATCTGGCGAGGACCTCGTGACCCTCTAGTACCCACTCGGCGAGATCTTCAGGCTCCGCGGTGCGCATCGCTTCACAGATGTGATAGAGCTGCGCCTCATCGTCGCCGTGCGTCTCGTCAAGGTCGTCGCGATGGACTTCCTCGACCTTCTTCTCTCCCTCGGTGGTGGCCGAGTTCCGGGCGGCGTAGGCTTTCGTCACCCACTGCCCGGTCACGGACGATCGATAGACTTTCATTTCACGTTGAAGGCCACGCTGAGCCCCGCGCTCACCGCCCAGGAGGACGGAAGACCCTGCGTGATAATGGGTCCGGCAGATAAGTGTAGTTTTGCTTCTCGGGCAAGTTGATATCTAATTCCGACCAGCAACGCGCTAACGGGGGCCACACTTTTCAATGTGAATCCCGCGAACAGGTCGACGTCGGCCGACAGCTTGTCGCTGCCGAACAGCTTCGTGAGCCGACCGAGAATGACGGTGGACCCGGTGGAGGTGCGATCCGCCACATCGCCACCCAGTCGGTAAACCGCGGTCAGGTTCCAGAGCACGGGGTCCTGGTTAGTGACCTGCGGGGCCTCGACGTGCAATTCTCGAAAGGTGCCGGGGGTCGTTTGCGCCGCCGCCACAGTGAACAGGGCGGACACCGCCGCCAAAATCAGAAAGATTCGCTTCATCCTTACTCCTTCAAGGCGCGTTTGGCCTTGATCCTGTAGATCATAGCATCGATTTGCTGCGCCGCAAAGGCCCCAATGGCGGCCATGAGCGCCGGGCTCAGGTTGTATTTGCGCAGCCACGGAGTCTCCACCATGAGCCCGCCGATGATGGCGCCGAGCGTTACAGTGCGCCCAGCGATTTCTTTGTCGAATTTTGGTGTCATTTCGCCCTCAATAGTGATTTCACGTCCGACTTGATCTCCGCAATGTCGGACTGGAGCTGGTTTGTTGAGCTCTGCAACCTGATAATCGTTTCGTGGTCGTCTTTGGCGGTTCCGGCGGTGGCCATCGCCTCCGTGTTGCGCGTGTCGATCTCCTTGCGGATCTGGTTCACGTTCATTTGCAGTGCGGTAATCCACGTGCCTAACAGGAACGACCCCACGACGAGCCACTTGATCCACGGGATCAGTTTAACGAGGGACTCGAGTTGCGACGCGATGTCGTCTTGGACTTTTGGTTGGTTGATCATGGCTCTAAAACGGTTACGTTCTAATGATACGGTCAGGACCAGAAGTTGAGCTTGACTCGGTTCGCGAGAACCAGAATTGGATAACCCTTAGGGTCCGTCTTGCGCCCGGGACTGATCGCCCAGTGAGTCGTGAGCCACTTGATCGACGGGATCGCGTGCTTGAGCTCGAGTACCAGTGCCGCCAGGGCCTCGCGCTGATCGTGTGGATACGGATCCGCTCCGTCGTTCATGTTGACGAGGCTGATTCCGATCGAGTAGCTGTTGACGCCCTTACCCTGCGGCCCGTCACTGACGCCGGCGTGCCAAGCGACCCGGCCGGTGTCTACGCACTTGGTGACCTGCCCGTCCTTCTCGATGATGTAGTGGTAACTCAGCCCCCGATCGCGCAGGGTATTGATCGCTCCGGCGAGCCCGCGGCCGGCGGTGGCGTGCACCACGATAGTAGAGATCGGCTTGGTCCGTTTGCCGGACATGAGCCTGTTCTTGAGTTCGATTATCTTGGATTTGAGTCCCATCTCAGACCTCCAGGCCCGCCGCGTACAGTCCCAGCATGGCCATCTCCCGTGTCTTTACCACAATTCTTCGGCTCCGCTGCGCAGACACTCCCAATTTTCTCTTCACGTCGATCTGCTGCCCGTCGTCAGCGAGGATGTGGAACGCGACCTTCTGCTCCTCCGTCATGGCGCGCGTGGCGTGCTTGATCATGTCCTCCGCGGCGAGGTGCTGGGTTTCGTCCGCGGGATCCTCAAAGAGGTCGATCATCTCGGGCGTCATGGGCACCATTTCGGGTCTGGTGGTGCCGGCCTTTCGGGTGGCCTTGCGGGTGGCCAGCTCGCGCATGCCGTCCTTCACGGTGTTTGAGAGAATGCTCAGCACGTACGTCGAGAACGCGAACCCCTTACTGACGTCGTAGCGCTGGATCGCCTTCGCCATTGCCAGCCCCATGTTTGACTGGGCTTCGTCCAAATCGATCGCGCCGTTGGACCTCCGGTGCAGCTCCCACGCGTACTTCATGACGGCCTGGAAGTAGCGCTTTGCGATGCGGTCCCTGGCCCACTCATCTCCAAGTTTAGCCATGGCTAACAATTGCTCCATAGCAACAGTTTACGCACAAAAAACCCCCCGGGTGTCTGCAACCAGGTCATTTCCTGGCTCCGGGGGTGGAGATGCGATGCGTTTCTAGATTTCCAAGCTCTGCTGGCTTGGCTTTGCTGTCGTTGTAGTTATACCCCAGATGCGGCGCATAACCCGGTTGAGCGCTGGCCGTTTAGCCACCTCCTCGTAGCGGTTCATGGCTATCCTTGTATTGAATGTGGCCTTTGTGAATGCGTTCCACACCGATACTGGCGGGAGAATTTTGGCGCTCTGAATGACTTTGAGCCGGGCATTCTCAACTCTTGCCCGGCGCTTCAGCCTATCTAGGTACCAGCGCCGCATCTTGCGCCAATTCTCCTCCGTGTGATCGATATCGTCCGTGCGCCCGCCGCGGCACGCCCATAGGTCCAGAAGATCCCAGTTGCGCGTCATTGCCCCACCTTTAGCACCTTGAATGCGATGATGCGCATGTCCTCGATGTGCCTCTCCAACGCCTTCACGTGCGCCGGCTCCCCGAGCCCATTGCTGGGCCTAACTCCCGATGAGATCAAGCTATCGAGCAGCTCGGTTGCGGCCTCCCTAGAAAGTTTCCAGGGTTCTATGACTGCATTTTCTACATCTTCGCCGCTGCGAACATAGAGGTCGATTTGCCTTGTCATGGGATCGGAGACAGCGACTGCCCGGGGATTTTTCCAATAGGATCTACTCATTTAGCCCATCCCGTTGGTCGGGTGGCCTTTCGCGTTAGGCCCGCCGGTCCACCGGCCGTCGATCACCTGCTTCAGGCAACTCAGGCACAAGTCATACCCTTGCGCTACGACCGACACCTTGATGTCCAAGTATGGGGCGGAATGTTGCGTCTTGAGCGTGAAGTATTTGGGTGAATTCACTGCTAAGTCATCACCGCTCAACTCCCTCCGGCATCCGTCACAAAATCTCTTTACCATTTCCTACTCCTGAAACGCCGACAGGTCGATCCTGCCGCGTGATTCCTTGGCCACTTTGCCCTTGAAGACGCCGTGAGCCGCGTTGAACAAGTCTCGCCCAGACAATTGCTGGACCCTTTCCGAGTTGATGCGCTGGATCAAGGGCGCCATCATGTCGTGGACCCTGGCGTAGCGCGCGATCGCGTCCGGCAGCCCGAGGTAGCCAACCTCATCGAGCTCCCCAAGGAACTTGTCCAGGAGCGCAATCAGTTGGATGCACTCCTCCGGCGCGACGTCGTTGTCGAGGTTAGTGAGGGTGTCGCGGTAGCACTTCTCGATGCCGGCGCACAGCGCGGTGTGATCCCACAGCTCCATGCCTTCCTTCCGCTCCGCCTCCAAGGCGCTGATGATCAGCTCCTTGTTGTCCTTGATCGCCTGCATCTGGTCCTTGTCGGCGCCACGGCACGTCAATTTGCCGGTCTCCTTGTCGAGCCAGATCTCAACCTCCGCGCGGCGCAGCACTCCCAGGATGTTCAATTCAAGGCTCCTCACCCGCATTCGGGCCAGAAAGGTCTGAAGCACGTCGAACTCGCGATCGGTCGCGTAGATGTAGCGCTTGGTGCGCTCCTGCCCATCGATTGAGGTGCGTGGCCTGCTCATTTCTCCTCCAACCAGAGCTCCACGCCCGGTCCAATAATTGAACGCTCCCCAATCACCACGGGGTAGGTTGCCAGCCCATAGACGTCCAAGGTGCTGTGGCGCAGGCTCCCGGCAAAGGGCGCCCACTGCCCAGGCGCGACTTCCAGCTTCATGGTGAACTGCTGGGAGCGCTTGATAGTGACGATGGCTGGCTGAGGCACAACGGCCCCAACAAACCCTTTGTAGATCTGGCCAGGGAACAGCGCCAGCGCTGCGATTGCGGTGATCATGCGGTGTCCTCTTTGGCGTAGACGCCTATAGTCAATACCTCGCACCCGTCCTTGCAGTCGTTGCCGGTGATGTAAAACAGTGTGCGCCCCTCATTGAGGAGATCGCGAAGAATCTTAAGGACACTGATCGTACCACGGTCATCCGCCTCGACATTTATGCTGAATCGCATCTCAGTTTTTACTCTCCTTCTCGGCCCCGACAGTGATCGTCACTGGCTTGCCGAGAGCATATTCCAGAACTAGCCTTGCGGCCTCAACTGGATCCCCAATTGGGTTGGCGAACGTAGCGACGTACATAGTCTTGGGACTAAGTCCAAGACCAACCCATGCCACAACCTGCTTGATGGGGACAGCGTAGGTTACGGGGTCATCCCACACACTGCTACCGATAGCCGCGTCGAACCAACTGCCTTCCCAAAAATACCGGCACCCCTTCGGCTTAGGCCCTACCCTCTCGTGATCCTCCACTAGCCGGTAGCCGGGTTCGGGGACGATGGGCTTCCAGAAGGTTGCGCCGTAGCATTGGAGTTGCTCTGTCGTAAACCATTCGTTACGGATGTGTTTTTCGATCCAGGGCTGTATGGAACCAGGGCGTGCATTCTCAAACGTCGCATCACCCAACGTGGCAACCGTCGCGTCCCTGAGTGGACATTGTTGGTAGTTCCTCATCACCCCTCCCTCACTGAATCATGCACCGAGATCAGAGTCAATCCCAGCGACGTTGACAAGACCCCTAGCCACCCATTCAGGTCGCCACCAGGGGATGAAGTGAGCATCAGTGCGACGCCAAGCAGCACCGCCAAGACACCCATCACTAGAGTCAAAAGTTCCATAACAACAGCATTGTAGCATAGTTTTCACCACCTATAACACCTTTTTGTCCCGAGCGCCAAAAAGGCAAAAAAATTTGAGGGTGGAGTATCCAGAG